TCGACTGAGTCGACGCCTAATTCTTGAAGGTTCCGAACAACAATACTGTTATTCAAAATATCTTGTGATTGTTCCTCAAATACTTCACCAGTCCAACGCCAGGAAACTTTTGTGCTTCCATCTGGGACTAATCCTGTAACACCAGGAGGCATTTCGCCTGACTCAAGTGTAGCACGCAATAATTCATCACGTTGTTTGGTGAACTTAGCCATAGCCTTGCCATATTTCACTTGGGCCTCAGACAATGCTTCAACATCACCTTGGAAATCTTCGGCTAACGGTGGGTCAGGCTTTTGCAATCCGTTTGCTGTTGCAAATGAAGTCATGAAGAGATATTCCTCATGAGTAATCATCATCGCAAAGATTCTGCTTAACCCATAAGTAAATAGTGCTCGCGCTTTCTTTTCTGCTGTAGCAGCAACACGTCCATAGAGACTTTTAATCTCATAAGCAGTGGAAGCCTGTCCGATATCAATGTCATCTACACCACCTAGTGCCAGACGGATCTCAGATCGGTACTGCTTCACGTACATGTTCTGATCACCCGAAACTGCATCTGGCGTCAGGTAGTTGATGCGGTCTGTTGGCTCAAGGTTGGCAATGACACGGGGCACCTTGATCTGACCATCGAGGGGAGAAGGCGAACCAAAGGGACTAGACATCCTCGTACTGGCTTGACCCATTCCCACGAAGCCAGCTTGTGAGCTGATAGTGGGTCTGAAGCTTTGTTCGTCACCTGACTCTGTGATGTCATGTTTTGGACGACTGGTAATCAAAGTCGGGTTACCAAAGAAGCGGAGGTTTTTCCGCACATTTCTCACCAGATCGTCGTGGTACAAAATCTGATTGGCCAACCAATCGAACTCACCGTTACCAGATGACTCGCCCGTACAGTCCATATGGTTGAAACACTCCATTGCTGGAATGAAGCCAAGACTGTTGGTGAGAGTCTCAGTGACACCAGCATTCATGGTCTGCATGATGCTCATGCCATCATCGAACTCCAGCTTTTCGTTTGAAACCGTTTGTTCGATTCGATCTTTAAAAACCCTCAAGCGGATGTACTTCTTACGCTTGCCGTCAGCTGAGGGCATCGTTTCTAGTTGAGTACTCCCGCGAACGTTAAAGCTATAAATCAGTTCAACTGTGTCAATTTCTCCTGCTTGATCTCGATAGCATCGATAACTGTCTTTAGGAAAGTAAAGCAGTTGATAGGTATCACCAGATGGACGGAAGTAGAACAAGCCCTGTCCGTCACATAAAAAATAATCAACAATGCTATCCAGCTTCATTTCAAGCATGTTGTCTTCCATCACTTTTGCGATGAACTCATCACGCTTGCCGTAGCTATCCTGCTCGCAAAAGAACTCAAGCCCCTTACGCAGCATGAACATACGCATCTGCGCCAAGTGAGACGACACAATCATTGTGTCTACATTTAAATCTCCTCGGCGCTCTTTCGCTGCTGAAAGAATCTGTTCTAGATGCTTATTGGATTTTTGCACTATCTTGTCAGCTCACTATATTTTATAGTTTAGCTGGTAACCTCTCATTCGGAGAATGTAGGATATGCACCATAAGTGGGTTGTTTGAATTTACTGCTATCACCGTAGAGATTTCCTGACAGGATATTTCCACGATCATAGAAGTTCTGTGCAAAGCGATTCATTCCGCCGTAAAGCTGGTTGGTGTCGATTGGATTGTTTTGATTAGCTTTGTCAACGCGTGTGTCGGTCACAAACATTCCATACCCAGGACCTGAATAATCCTCCCAGTTCTCTTGCATCAAATCGATATAACGCTGAGTCAAGCCCGTGTTGTTTTCGTTAGCTCCATAACCGCCACCATAATCACGAATGTCATTGATGATGCCTGTATTGATTGTTCCATAGTTGTTTGAGTCACTCAGGCTGATGTCACCTGTGTTGCCACCAATTACCCCAGTAGCAATATTGGGTGATGCACCACCTCCACCTCCGCCAATGGGGACAATAGGATTCACGTCTACATCAATTGGATTCGTAATTGGTTCAGTGATTGGATCAGGTAATCCGACCGGAACATCTGTGTCGATAGGAGTTTCGATGTCCTCAATTGGATCCTTGACATTCTCTACAGGCTTAAAGTCATTAATATCATCTACATACTTTGAAAGAAGCTTTTGAGCCCTGCCCCCAACACTTGCGTCTTTGTTTTCAATTGCTTCAGAAATTTCTTTTGCTGAATAACCTTGATCTGCTAAGAACTTAAGGTCCTTTAGGCCGACCCTATTCTCTCTTCTACCAATGCTGCTGAAGTCGTAGGAATCAATATCTCCCGGTGTATAGGCATCTTGCAATGCCACTCGATTTTGAATACGATCTAATCGTGCATTTTTCTTTGCCAGCCGTTCCGATACGTCTTTTCCAGAAGCAGCTTTTTCTTCAAGTCTTGCAATCCTTGCGCCAATATTCTGTGTTCTATTTACATCAGTACCAAAATCACCACCATTAACTAGATCAAATACTTTGTCAGCAGCAAATCTGGATTGCGCTGGCCTTGTTAGTGCTTCAGAAATGTCTGCTTTCTTTGTCGCTCGCTGTGCGGCCTTTTGGTCACTACGCAGATTTCTAAACTCACTACGAGACATCCTTGCACGTTGACGGTCGTTTAAATCTGAATACTTTTTACCTACGTAATTCTTAGCCATTATTTATTTCTAGAGTTCAAAACTATTACTATTGTAGTCAAGTTGCAGGTTGCCTCTTCTTAGCAATCCTCCAATAGTCAGCACCATAGAATCAACCGCATCATCATGTTGTGAGTGGCCAAAGTTAAGAAGCTCTTCTTCTAATACATCCCATTTTCTCCATTTGTTCCATACAATCCTTCTGTGTTCATACAAGCCAAGTACTCCCCGTAGTCTTGCTAGCTTGTCACCTTTAAACCCTTTTACAGGAGAGCAAGTTAGGTTGTATAGTCCTCGATCCTCAAACATTATGCGTTTGAAATCCCCTTCAAATGACGTTTGATATGCAACTGCCTCAGGCCAAATGATGCATGGTGACATCGTTGGAAAAAATTGGCTTTCGTCGTTTTCTATAAGTATGTTCCAATCAGAAAGCATCTGACACAAGGAATCCATTTTTTGCAGATTCCCCATTGTCCTTTCTCTACGTTGATCAATCAGATAGATCTTATTGTCTTTGATCCCACCTAGGGTCATTACGGTCCAATCATTCTTTTCACTTAGACCTGCACTGAGGTCAATACCGACGCCTAGGCAATCGTAATCATCTGGCACTTCTGTCTTAATGATCAATTCTGGTGAGATACCAACGTCTGTTGTCTTGACTGCCGTATTTAAATACTGATATGCAAATGCAACGCGATCTTCTCTTTTTCTCGCGTTCAAATATTTCATTGACCAGAACTCAGGCCAATAAGATCTTTGCTTCCCGTTCTCATCTGTTAGTACTGCCTTCTGTACGACTTGTTTCCATCCATTCTTTTCTGTGAAAAGTGTCGCATGCACATCATCAAAGTGGAACCGAGTTCCTAAGCAAATAGCTCTAGCACCTTGGAACATCGTTGGAGCAATAACGTTGGTCCAGGTCGTTTCCATCTCACGCCTGATATCTGGGTTGTTAATTGATCCAGCAGATTTAATCGGGTCATCAATCAGTACTAGCTGTGAGCGCTTCGACGTAATTGCACCTTTTAGACCACCACATGCAATCGTGAAGGCTTCTTCTCCACTGGTATCAATTCCCGCAAATTCATAATCGATACTCCAATATTCATCCGATCGTCTGATCTTGCTCAGACGCACCATCGGAAAGATTTCCCTGTACTTTGGACTTGTCAGAATCCCTTTGATCGTTGCAGACTTTGCTCTCGCAATATCGACCATATAAGAGATGTACAAGATTCTCAGCATCTGTTTCGCAGCTGCATGTCTCCCAATCATCCAAGCTGCAAACAAACCAAGGACAGTACTTTTCGCAGAGCCTCGTGGGGCGAGGATGTCTGTATTTGGCCCTTCTATTCCGATTAGACATTCGCTGTCCTTCCCCGTACATAGTTCTGCATGCCACTCCAGCATGTGTTTGGCTGGTGCTTTCCCTAGATAACTACAGAAGGCCTGAAAGTTATCTCGTGCTTCAAGAACCTGTTCACTAGGCGGCTTGACGGTCATTTTTGTAGCCGTCATTAGTGCCGATCTTTTATAGGCTAATGCTGCACTCGGAATTGCCATATAAGCCTCTTACTGTTTTCTTAGTATAGTTTCTGTTGTTTCATTCCGAGTATTTGTGCTGCTCTTTTGAATAGCCCATCCATTGCCATTCTTTTTGCTTGTCTTACCTTTCTTCTTTGTTTATTTGCGACCTTAGGTACTTTACTTAGTTCTCTTTCAATAGCTCTATCTTCCGCTCTGCGTTCGGCTCTTGCTACTTTCGCTCTCATACGATCTTGGGCATATGCTATGCCTATCGCTTCCATCAATTCTCTAGCATCTACTGCTTTCCAGTTAATGCTACGTATTTCCAGGGGTGAGGTGAGTGACTGTTTTGATGCTTTTGGTGTCCTTAAAGAAGCTTGTAACCCTGCTCGTAAGCCATCACTACTAAGGCGACCCAGCCCTTTTAGTTCTGGAATTACGTCAACCATTACTAATCTCACTATAGATTTTTGCCCATACTGAATTCATTGCATTCTCAATTGGTTCTGCAAACTGTGGATCATCTTTAAATATCGCTGACATTTCACGCATCACTCGATCAGCCCCGGCCATGATTAATCCACGTTTGTCTGTCGTCCGGTTCATTCGATCAGACGTTTCAATATGCGCTCTAAGTTCTTTTTCAAGTGCGGCCAACCTCGCACAACCATTATCACCTTTAATTTCCCCGGAGGTGATTGCCATTCGTAAGTCCTGGATATCGGCGTGAAGCGCTGCAATTTCGCTATTAAGTATTTCACGACGATTTAGCTTCTTATACTTCATTTTCACCCATCGAGCTAAATCATTAAAACCTCCCCCAAAACCTAGAATCCCTGCATACACCCAAATCTCGATAATCGATGGTGTGACTTCAGCAAACTCACGGAAGTCCTCACTATCAGCAGCCGGTAGGGTGTCTAACCAGTTATCTACAACGCTTAGATAAACCTTCGCACTTTGCTTTATTTTCGTACTCATTAGAAACCTCGTGCTCGTTTTGTAGAACGACTTGCTTGGTCTGCGCGTGTACGTGCTTCAAGGCGATTTGCATAATCGGCTTCTTTCATACGCAGATCGCTTTCAAGTGTCAACTCCGACTTACGAATTCCACTTCCAAACTGCGCTTCGTCTTTGCGAATCCCACTTCCAAACTGAGCTTCATCTTTGCGAATTCCACTTGAATGTGTATCCGAATCTTTTGACAGGGCTTGTGAGAAAGCGGCACTATCTTTGGATAACTCTTGTCGGAACTGATCTGTGTCTTTAGTAAGTCCTTGCGAGAATGACGCACTGTCTTTCTGAAGTCCTTGCTGGAACGCAGCGGTGTTCATACCCAGTTCTGCGGCTTGTGCAGCTTGTTGCTGCTTCTCTAGGTTTGCTTGAGCCTGTGTCAGACGGGTTTGTTTACCTGTCTCTTGCTGACCCATACGATTCTCAAAACCTTGTACCTGATAATTGGCACGAGTTTGATCTCCCTGAGCCTGCATCAATTGGATTTGTAAATCAGTACCAGCTGATGCTTTACCTATATCTCGGTTGTAATCATCCTGTGCAAACCGTGACTCATAATCAAACTGAGCACCCATCATATTGAGCGCTGCTTTTTGTTCTGCATCCAGCAGAGCACCTTTATTAGCAAGCTCTAATGCTGCGGTCGCAGTCATCATATCCATTTGAATTCCAGCGTTCGTAAACGCCATGGATTGAGCCTGCTGCATGTCGTTGTAACTCTGCAACGTTTCTTGCATGTACGTTGCTTGCATAGCTTTGCCCCAATCACTTGTGGGCTTCCAGTTCTGAAACTTTTGGGAGATTTGGTTGTAGTCAGTTACTCCACCAAATGTTGCTTGTCCACCTGGAGTTTGTCCTTGTTGTGCTGTTGTACCTGCAGTGCCACTTCTATTATTTACTGCA